AGTTTTTACACTACCGAATTTAAATCGCTTCTTCTTAACGCCCAGTCCTATAGCACCAACATAGGCTGCCGCAGATTCTGTTTGAATCCCGGCATACACTAACATTTTTAGATTAGATTGAACTCCGAATGTAGTATCATTGGTTCTATATATACTAGCGGGAGTAAAAATCGCAGTATTGTTAATAAAAGCCTTCCATGCGCTTCGTTGTGCCGGCGCTAAGAATGGTTGGGTATATACATTGCTATATGGCACTGTATTTGGAGAAGTTACCGAAATAGTAAATGTCTTTGGCAATGCACTGTATTGATAAGAATCGCTGGCTACTACAGTGAATTTAAATACTCTATCAATAGTAGTTGAATTGCCATCGAATGTTGTCGTGCCGTTATTAAACGTAGTAAGACCTGATAAGTTAGTAGATGAATTAAAATACTGATTAGTAGTTCCTACTATTTCGCCATCTGTAGTTAATGTTAATCCCGGAGGCAAACTGCCGCTGGTTATGTAATACAATACTGTAGTACTTGGTACATTACTACTAGCTGATATAGATAGTGTACAAGGATATGCCGCCGGTATAGATCCGAGATAATTTGGACTATTCCATGTTATTTGACTAGTAACACTTCCTAGTATTGTTATATTAAATGTTTTGAAACTAGTTACAGTTTCAGTGTTTAGTAGGGATACCGATTGTCTAACAGCAGTTATAGTAAATGAATAAGAAGTTGTAATGGCCGGAGTATAGGGAACACGTCCAAATACTTCACCGGTGTTGACATCAAAACTTGTACCGTTTGGCAATTTGCTTAAAGATCCTATGTAGAATACAGTAAGGTCGGGAGGAGCTATTTCTAAAGGTTGATTAAGGATTAGCCTATAAGATCCTTCACCTAAACTAGTAACCTTTGATATTTGATATATTGTATCAGTAGCATTGGATATGTAGTTTGTAAAAGTAAAATACTGCCCAGCTGTCGGAGTGCCAGTTGCATTAATTATGCTAAGACTAGTACCACCGTATATAAGGATAGCAGAACTAGAGGTAGTCATTGTGGCATTCTGTGACAATGTCAGTGTGAAAGCATTTGCTGTAAAGGTTACACCGTGGGGTGTTCCTGCGATTGTAATAACTGCCGATCCGTTTAATTTATTAGATAATGTGAATGATGTAAATCCGTTAGTGGCAATGATGTAGTAAGTAAACGACGTAGTACGATCGGTATAGTTAGAAATCATTTGCGGAACAGAAAACTGCCCAGCTATTGTTATATGTTGACCTACGTACATTTGTGAAGTTGCATAGTTACAAGTGAATGTACCATTTGTTCCGGTAATAACTACATTTGATAACGATATATCAGCGCCTACACTGTTAATCAATGTTCCAGGGGGAATGCCATCGCCTTGAACACTTTCTCCCGCACCATACGCATTAGCATTAGCAACATTAGTTACTATGTTGCTTCCCTGTGTGAGATTGCCTAAGATAGTTAAGGCTTTTACGTTGTCTGTTAGCAATAATCTTTTTGTTTCTGCATATATTTCACAGTTTGTAGTTTCTAATCTAAATATTACATTAGTATGATCGTACAGTAGTACAGGTACAGTGACATAATTATTAGCTCTAAATGTTCCAAGGTTAGTGTTTGATAACCAAACTGGGTTTCTTAGAAAACTTGAGTCTGCTGTGAATGCTCCTGCGAACCCGTCAGTACTAGTCGAGTCGGCGCGGAACTGATCAGTTCCTAATACAAATATTTTAAAGATGCGTTGCGCACTAGTTATACCATCTGATACTGTAACCTTAAATTGATAATTTTGATTAAGTGTACTAGGAATACGTACATTAGAGCTATAGTCCCAAGTTACATCGTCATATTGATAGCTATCGAAACCATCTGTAGGAACTACAGCAAAGTCATATCCTGCATCATCAAAGTAGGTTTCGTCAAACGTACCTGCACCATCTGTCACGCTAATCACAGTTTGCGGATTAGGCAAGACATAACCACTAATCAACCCGTCATCACTTAGTGTAAGCCCCGGAGGAAGATTTCCATCGCCGCTTGCTATAAAGTATTTTAAATTAGCACCAAGCACTGTGTTTTCATCAAACGCTTCTATCTGATAAGCAACAAAATTACTGTCAAGAGTGTATAATTGTTGATGTACCCCTACAGGCAAATTACCTGCCGGGGTTAAAAATATCGGAGCATTAGCTCCATTAATCTGCATAATAAATGTACGATCAGCGAATCCAGAACCCTTAACTACTACACTAGTGATATTTTTTGTAATGTTCACGGCAAAGGTCCCGTCATGATTGTCTGATACTATATAAGTTCCGACAGGAATACCCGAACCAGTTAAGGTCATACCCACTAGGTATGTACCAGTTGTAGTTCCGCCTGGAATAAATTTGCCAGCATCAAATCTTGCGGCAGTTGAGCTAGCAGTTGAGCTAGCTCTAATGCAGAAATTGTATGTCTGTATACCTTGGGTAACAAATGGACTACCAATGATATGACCATTTTTTATAAGTAAACCGCCCGGAAGTGCACCTGAAATTACGGTAAATGTAAGATTAACTGTAGTTACGGGCAATGGAATATTAACAGCTACCTGCTCCGGAAATGCTTGTCCGTTGTTAGTAAATTGGTAGCCTGTGGGTTGAGTCCAGATATTTAAAGGCATAATATTTTTAGTTAGCCTAAGGCCGCAGCCATTGCAACAGATAGTGCCTTAAGTGAAGTTACTGTCGGGCTAGTTGTTGATAGTATGGTACCGCTTGCTGGCATTGTCACTGAACTGTTACCTATTAAATTTAAATTTAAACTATATCCGCCTGATGTAGATAAATTACCACTTAAGGTGATTTGATGATCTTGTCCGTCCTGTATTAAGGTTTTAGCAACAATGGTTCCGAAATTTATATGATTACTGGTTATTGCAAAATTTGAACCAAAGTCCCAAGAGTAACCTTTAGAATTCGTTTCAAAACCTGTTGGGGACGGAATAGAACCCATGTCTACTGTTAGGTTATTAGTGTCAAGTAACAGTGATAATAAGTTTTCGCTTATGCGTTGATCGTATCCATATACAGTGGTTTGTACATCTCCGGTTCCTACGATATTATGTCCGTTTAGATTTAGATCAGTACCTAATCTTGGATTAGTGTCGTTTACTAGACTAGTATTAGCTTCTAGATTAACTGTATTTGCTGTACTAGATAAACTAACAGTATTACCTGTGCTAGTTAGAGTTTTAAACTCTAGCGTAGTAGTGTGTATGTCTTTGTAAATGCCTGTACCACTACCTAGGTTAGTAGCACTAGTAATTCCTATACTGGCACTTATTGAAGCAAAATTAGCATTTACCTTAGTAAAGGCGCTACGCAAATCATCGCCAGTGCCGTCATTTGCGTATGATCCAATATTGATTGTTGAAATAGTCATTGTCTGCGCTCTCTTTTAGTATTTACCGTTAACCTAAAGCCGCAGCCATTGCAACTGCAAATGGTTTTGTACTAGTAGTTGTTGACCAACTTAGAGTAGATCCGTTAGTAGTTAATACTGCTCCACTTTGGCCAGCTTGGCTAGGGATAGTAAAAACTGAAAACGAACTCATCTGGTTGTATACATCTGTAAAATTAGCATTTATCTTTAGAAACGCAGTACGTAGCGGATCGCCTGTGCCATCGTTTGCTACTGTCCCTAGATTGATTGTCTGTTGTGTCATTAGTTTCTCCCTACAGCAACTTCGATTATACCGGCTTCACCGTAATCTTTATTTTCTAGCGCCTTACCAATAATAGCACCTAGTGTTGGATTTAGAGCCTTAACAGCATATCCAGGAGTAGCACTAGTGGTCAGCATGTCACCTTTCTTAACGCGACCTACTACCTTAACCGGAACTCGTCCAGCAAGTGCTACTAGATTCTTCATACCCGGACATTCGTCATACATGACAAAAGCCGCTTTTTCTGTATGGCTTACTACACCAGCTAGTCGTGTATCGTTAATTGTGTCAGTGACTGTAATTTCTTTGTCTCCGCCAAATACAACTACGGTACCAACTTCGTACTCTGCATCACCTTCGTAGTACTCAGCTAAGTCAGCTGAGTAAGTAGCGATCAAAGTTGAACTTCCTTGTAGACTAAAGTTACCCCAGAACTTAGCACTACCGTTAGTATTAGTAGTAAAACCGCCACCAGCTACAATGTTGTTAACAAATAAGTTACCGCCACTTGTATCAACACCGCCACCACTACCTAGGGTAATGTTTGA